ATGCGTACACAGAAAAAATGCACAAGGTCTTCACACTCCAGGATAACCACTATAGCTATCGCTGTTGCTTCGTCTTTTGCCATGACGCCGGCTTTGGCGGCCCCTGCTACCAACCCCCCTGGGAACGGTGTAGGAATTGCTATAGGCTCAGGAAGCACAACCGATACTTTCGCCAAAAAACAAATAGCTATTGGGGTTAATTCCAAAACGATTTCTGATGGCTCTGCCAAAAATGATAGTGCCATTGCTATTGGCGCAGGGGCTCATACCTATAACGAATTGGGACGACGCGTTGCTGCCGTTTCTTTTGGAAAACAGCAAGCAGATTACACTGGGGGAATTGCAATCGGCGCTAATACCTATGCGATTACAACAGGAACCAGCATTGGCCAGCGTGACTACGTAGGAGCCATGGGGGATATAAACGTTTCTGAGTCGAATCGCGACATTCTCCAGTACGCTCCTGGTACAACATCATTGGGAAGTAATGCCTATGCAGGAGGTACCCTTTCAACAGTTCTTGGCGCTTATAACATTGCGACCAGTGGATACAATGGCACAGGGTGGTCTAACTCTCTTTCCTATGCAGCACAAAACTTTGGGTCCACTATTGTCGGTACATTGAATACCAACGAATCCGCCACAGTTCCTGTAAGTTTCATCAGTTATTCCGGCATTGCAAATAGCACTGTAGGTATCGCTAATCGAACGTACAATTCAAACGGTGCCTTGATTTTCGGTGCGGGCAACGAAATCACCAATTCAGTCGTAGATATCTCCGTTAGTTCTACCACTCAAACGGCCTCTGTTAATGAGCTTGCAGGGAAATTGCGCACTGCAATTCACGATGACGAAGGCGGCGCAACTCTTGCAATCGGCGGCGGCAACACTGCCGATTACACCCAAGCCTCGCAGCTGATCGGCGTTAACAATACGCTCAAAGGCTCGTCCAGTTCCGTGAGCCAATACAATGCGCTGAATGGCTACAAGAACACGGCGACCAACGTTAAGCATGTGACTGCTATTGGTTCTGAGAACTCGATAACCAATACGAATACGGCTGTTGTTGTTGGTGATAAGCGCACGCTGACAGGCGCTGACAACAGTGTAATTATTGGCTCATCTTCGAATGGTACAACTACAAGCGTAAAGAATGCTGTGGCTATTGGCACTGAAAGCAATGCCACCGTTGAGGGTGGGGTTGCGCTGGGAGCTGGATCCGTCGCTTCGACAGATAAGGGTAAAGTAGGGTACGACCCGGGGACCAAGGCAGCCTCGACCAACACAGATAGCACATGGGTATCAACCCGAGCGGCTGTTTCCATTGGCGATACGGCCAATGGTATTACTCGGCAGATCACAGGTCTCGCAGCAGGTACCGCCGATACCGATGCCGTCAATGTAGCCCAACTGAAGGTGGTCAAGGGGGACGCTTCTCAGGCAGTTACAGAATCTAAGAAGCATAGCTCTGTTGTGGCGGGGAACAATATCAAAGTTACTTCTCAGGCCAACGCCGAGGGAGGAACTGAATACTCTGTGTCGACAGCCGATAATGTGTCGTTCAGTTCAGTCACAGTTGGTGCGGCTTCAATAAGCCAGGCAGGAATTCAGGCTGGCAGTCAAAAAATTACGAATGTTGCCCCCGGAACGATTTCCGCGACGTCTACTGATGCTGTGAATGGCAGCCAGTTGTATCAGACAAATCAGGCGGTTCAGCAGAATTCTGATGACATTTCCAAACTGTATAACCGCAGCGCGGAACTTAACCGCAAGATCCATCGTGCCGGCGCGCATGCGGCTGCTCTTGCCGCACTGCATCCGCTGGACTTCGATGAAAATCATCGGGTGTCCGCCTCTCTCGGCCTTGGCCAATACCACAGCAGCGGGGCGGCCGCTCTTGGTATCTTCGTCCGCCCGACGGAGAACTTTATGGTCAGCCTGGGAGGATCAATCGCCTCTGGCAGTGATGTGATGGGGAATCTCGGCGTGCATTATCGCTTTGGCGGCGACAGCGTGCGGGTGAACAAAACGGAACTTACTCAGCAGGTAAGCACTCTCACCGCTGAAAACCGGGATCTGTCAGCAAAATTGGCTTCTTCCAACTCAAAGCTGGAAGCCGCTACGTCAAAGATTGACTCTCTGATGGAAAGGATCCACGCTATCGAAGCCAAACTTAATATGAAGTAAGCAAAGCTCAAGGAGAGGGGGCTTGCCCCTTCTCCTTTCGTCACCATATAATGTATATGGTCTTGTGAAGGCCACTGTGGTTCGCATGTGGGCACCAGCTCTCCCCTTGTAAGACTGGCACGGCCTAATAAGAGGCCAAGATGCAAGAGAATTGTGCGCGCCCCTTGAGGAAACTCGGGGGCGCCTTTTTATGAAATCAAAAGGAAGGCGCCCAGTTGACTACAATTTGTAGTTAACTGAAGTTAGTTTGCGGCCTTGACAAGGGCATCCTTGTCGGCAGCTATTCTTGTAGAAAGCTCCGCACCTTCTCCAACCAGCTCTGCGCCTTCGCCGAGTAGGCTTTCGCATCGGGCAAGTCGCTCTTGAGCACGGTCTCCGGAATCGCGGGCTGCTTGCAGATCGCTCGCGGCTCGGGTGTCTGCTGCGTCGCGCACGCGGACAGCAACAGTCCGCACAGTGCGAGCGCTAACCATGGCTTTATCTCGTGCCGCCAGCGCCTCGGCCAGCTGTTTGCTCTGTTTCTCATAGCGTTCCTGCGCCTCCTTTTCTACCGCCCTGGTCTGCTTCTGCCAATCAGATTTAAGCTCGCTGATCTGAGCTTCATACTTCTCCGCCGTCGAGGATCTTCCTCTGGAGTACCCCCAGAACGCGGACGCTATCAAGGCACCGATAATGACCCCGGCAATGGCCAAATTCCTTTTCATCATTCCTGCCCCCTGGTATGAACGCCTTATTTTTTAAAAGCTCGCTATAATGCGATACGTAAGGTCTCTCTCCTTACGTAGGTGGTTTATGGAGTCGGTAGGCTTTCCCCGGAAGAGCACATGCTTTCCCGGGGATTTTTATAGGAATCGACCGCCAACCCAAAGCGTTAAAAGCGCTACTCCAAATGGGACAATCACGCTTTTAATGAATTCCCACGCCTGAGCCCGAACCCGTCTGCGCTCATCAGCGCGGATCCGTTCTTCATCAAAAGCATCCATTCGGTTCTCCAAAGTAAGGACTCTGTTTTCTCGATCTTTGCTATAATCATTCATGTACAAACCTTATGCGTACGAATTACCAATCCCCGGGAGAGTTGCAGCTCTTGCGGGGATTTCTTTTAACTGAGAAAAAGCTCCTTCTCTGCCTCACGTCTCCTTACCAATCCCGGAAGCTCATTTCCTCCAGCTCGTACCCAACGCTTGAATTCGTACCCAGCATTGACGACCTTGCCTGCATTGAAGAGCTTGAGAAGCGTCGACCTACGCAGTGCTCCATCGCCGCAGTTATAGGCGAAGTCAAGGAGCGCTATAAACTGCCCCTGAGTCACGGGACGCCGGATCGCACCTGAGAGCGAGTCCCTGAGACGCTCAAGCTCATGCTCAAGCAGTTGGTCGGCCACTTCTTGAGAGATAACAATATTACGGATGACGGGATTCCCGGACAGCAGACGGGTTGACCCATACCCAATGGTCCAGACCCCAACGGGGTCTCGATACGAAGTCAGTCTGCAGCCTTCATGCGACTTAATGAAGGGGACCGCAATTGCCGGGTCCCACACCGAAAATTCTTTCTTTTCAGCCATGATCTCTCCTTATTTTGTCAGCCAAAGGACAAGATTCGGCCCGCACACACCTTTCAATTTCCTGCTCTTTCTGCATATCCATAAGCACACCAACCTCTTGCTTTAGTTTTTGAATTTCAGCTATACTGGCGTTGTGCATAAGTTCCTGTGTGTAAAGTGGGATAAAAAAGCCCTCGGGAGTTCGCTTCTCCCGAGGGTTTTCGTTTGATGGGGAGGATCCCCTATCCTTCTATTTGTCTCTGTGCTGTCGGTGAATCTCTCCCCCGCTCACCACATCTGACGCCATCGCCTCTGACCGCTCTTCCATCGCTTTCAGCATCTTGCGGACCGGCGCCGGGATAATTGACCCATACCCCATGCGCTCAATGTTTTCCAAGATACTGCCAAAGTCGTTCAGGCAGAAAGCAAAGACCGCCGCATCCCTGACACTGACGAAGGGTATAACCGAAGTGATATCCAGCCCATGGCAAAGTGCCACGAGGCTCAGCATGACGATCTTTTTGGTGATGCCAAGGAACCCCGTACGGGAATTCCACTGCCCGGTCTTCATCGCGGCATAAGTACCGCTCAAATAGTCGACTACGATAAAAACAAACAGCCATTCAATCGCGTCATCGACCGGGCCAAAAAGAAAGGAGCACAAGGCTCCCAGAATCCCGCCAACCGCCAGAAAAACGCGGGATGAAAAATCAGGAATCAGATCCACCTGTGCCCCCATCAAAGACATTGCTCAGCCTTCAGCAGCAGAATCCGTGATTTCGTCCCCGGACTCGTCGTATGTCTTCTCAATTCCCTTATTGGCGTCCATCCAAACATCAAAAGATATTGTTCGGACACGAGTCTTCGGCACAGAGGCAAGCGCCTCGCGGAGTTTACGCTGAGTTTCGGCGGAGTCCGCAGAATCACAGTTCATGAGAATTTGAACGGTATACCGGTTGTAAACGGTCATGGTTTGCTCCTATTGAAATGTAAAGATTGATATTTGTGGCCCTATGCCGTACGCCGCCACATATTTACCGCAATGTAGGGGTTGCGGACGCTAAACGCCTGCCCACCCCCTGTTGCCCCAACTCCCACCGTGTGCGTGTGGTTCCCTGCGCCGTCGACTCCGACGTTATGCATATGGCTGGCATTAATATTCACGATGGAGGAATCGGTAGCGTAACCGCTGTTTGACGGTTGCTTGCCCGCTCCAAGGCTGCAGACGCCGCTGGCTGTGATGCCAAGACCGCCCGGGTTGAAAGAGCCCGTGAGGTTGGCTGTGTCCGTTCTTGCGGTGTGCCCATGCCATCCCGCCTCCCCCGTCCACGCAGTATGTGCATGAGACGGCATCTCTTCTACCGTCAGTGTGTGGGTATCTGCCCCCCCCTCACTCCCCACAGCGAAGCCACCGCCTGCTGCCACTAAAGCACGGCCAGCCCCAATTGCCGCCCAAGTTCCACCAAAGAGTGCCCCTGGGTCGGTCGAATCAATGGAGCAATAAATAGAGCCTACTGGATATGCCGCAAGCTTTGCCTCAGCGACAGCCGCCGCGATCAGAGAGCTCAACTCATCCTTTTTCGCGTAACCAGCAAGAACAGAATCCGCCTCAATCGCCTGGATGCTCGCCGCTTCCTGGGCTTGTACGGCACTAACAGCCTTGGTATGAGCTGTTGTGATCGCATCAGTTGCCGTGATCTGGGCGCTTTGTACGGCTGCAACAGAGGTGTCGCCCTGAGATTTAACCGCGGTGACTGATGTGGTCTGCTGAGCGCTAACGTCTGAAAGAGCGGTCGATTTTGCCGAGTTCACAGCCGAAACGGCTGTGGTTTTAGCTGACGCTATAGCGTCCGTGGCCGTGGTCTGTGCTGTCGTGATCGCCGAAACAGCATCCATCTTTGCAGTCGAAATGTCTGTCTTTGCGGTCGCAATTTCTGATTCGAGTTCCGATTTTTCTGACGCTACCGTCGATTCGCTCGCGGCGGCATTTGAAGCTGCTGTTTCTGCGACCGTCTGGATCGCCTTGAAGGCCGAACCCAGAAGGAGCGAGGTTCCCCCTGTCGAGCTGTAACCGACAATCTTGTCGTCCGAGTCGAGCGTCGCTTTCTGCGGAAGATCAGATACTTTGATGACTGCCATTCAAGCTCTCCTTTAAGCCGTGCGCTTCCAGATGTAGACCGCGAGGTACGGGTTTCGGGTCGAGAAAGCCTGCCCGCCGCCCGTGTTGTCGACTCTGACGGCGTGATTATGTTGGCCCTGCCATGAAGTCTCGCCCGACCACGCCCGGGAAGCGTCAAAATTAATCTGGTAGTGCGACTTCATACTGTTGCCGTCATCCATACCCTTGGCGCCCGGAACTTCATTCGCATAGAAGGCTCCAGACTCCTGAGTGAAGTACCTCGTATACAAACCAGCACCAAATCCGCCAACGATATTCATCGACCCGCGGGTGTGGGTATGGCCGCCGGCCTCTGTTGCCTGTGCCGAGTGGCTGTGCGCTGGCATCTCGTTCACGGTCAGCGTGTGAGAGTCTGCCCCGCCTATCGTCCCCGCCGCGAAGGAGCCGCCGGCGTCGATCAGGGTTCTGCCCGCGCCGATTCGCTCCCATGTTCCGATGCCGAACAGCTCTGCCGGATTGGTTGAAGCCGTTGAGATATAGACCGATCCGACAGGGAAAACGACATCTATGACTGCCTGTTTCGACAAAGCCTTCAGGGCATCAACGAACCCGGTATACAGGGCGGATGCGTCGATAGTTGCGTCCTCGGCCGCGTAGTCTTTGATCAGTTCCCCTATGGCATAACCAGCCGAGGCGCCTTGAGCCAAAACGCGATTTACCTGGGCGGACTTGGCGATGCCGCTTTGGAACCCTGTCGTCCTCACTGCCGAGAGCGAATTGCCCTGCCAAGTGGTTTCATCGACAACATTTGCCGAAGCCCCGTTCGCGAACGGGACCAGTTTGTTTTCTGCCATGTGCTACCTCAAGAAGATGAAATATCGATGTAGAGCAGATTTCCGCTGTCGTCCGTCAATAGCGTTCTATCCGTTGCTGCCAAATTTCCGGCAACTCCGTTCTCTATTATTTCCAGAACGCCAGCGTTGTTAAGAGCGATGATTCTGTTTGATAAAATCTGCCAGACAATGGGAGGGACCCGCGATTTGTCGATGTAGACAGTGATTCTCATGTCCTGAGTGTCTACATAGGCGATCTGTGCCGTTGTGACGCCAAACGCCGTTGAGATCTGGTCAATCAAGGCCATGAGATCTTCGTTGCGGCCCGTGTATTGGTTGATCGCGACCTTTGCTTTGAGGACGATTCTATAGATCTCATCCGAAAGAACCGTAATGCCATAGGCGTCATCACGAGCTGTCTGCCAGACCCCGAGGTCAAACCCCACCCCGTCAACGTCATCAAATGCAAAAAAGACATCCGTAATCTTCAGCGCAAGCTTTCTTGTTTCACCAACCCTCACCCCAACTGCGTCGAGCTGGCTGCCAACCGCATAATCAATATCGAAGTCCCGGACGAATTGCTTCATCCTGGATCGGGCCTCAGCGACAGGCTCAGTGAGCTGATAAACCCACTCCGTGAAGCGCGGCTTTTCGCGATGCGCCCCGGCGATCAGTTCGGTGTATTCGTTCTGGCTCGCCATATCTGTTACTCCACGGTGATCGTGATGCTGTCAGCAGAAGTCGAAGCCTTCTCATTCCACGCTATATCAACCGAGGCCGCCGAGCCGTTCAGCGTTATGCTCTCGAGATAAAAATCCGGGTCGTAGATGTCAGCGTCCCGGACGACTTCCGATACGCATTTCATGATGTCAACCTTCTCGCCTATAGCTAAGCCATTGATGTAGGCTGAGAGACGAGTTTTGACATCGTCCTCGTTCGTCGTGAGCCAGGTGTCTGTTGCTTTCAGGGTGATTGCAATGGTGATTGCGACATCAGTCGGGCGGGAAAACGCGATTTCGTTCACGTTGCCCAGGGAGTCTATGTACTCGACCGTCGTCGAACCGTAGGTAGAAACTCCCTGGCTCTTCTTCTTATATATAGTCTCCGCGATCTCATCGGCCGCGCCGCCTGAAACGACAACGGCGATTGAGTGAGCGGGAATTCCCTCGCTTGACTCACTTCCAGTGTCGTTGTGTCTCCCTGCCACAGACTGAACACCATCCAGCTGCTGAATGGATCCTACAAGACCATCCCACAGACCCATTGTGGGCTGCATCGTGGAGAGCGTCTGGCGGTAGCGAAGTTCTGCGTCAGACTCAACCGCCGATCCCTCGACAGCTGCCGCTTTGTTCGTGACGGACTGCCACCCGAGCGTTGGTGTTCCAATTGTTGTGATAGATCCCGCGGGTGCCGATATTGCGCCTTCTGAATCGGCTGTCGCTGTGGCTACGACTTCGCCTGAAAGCGGGATACTCACAGTCTCAGGAAGATTCCACCTGTTCCCTGCCGAGTCCAGAGCGTATCCATTTGTGATGACCGTCCCGGCCTGCCCAATAATCGTGAGGTCTACGGACGAATGAGAGGCTTCATGGCGAGATATTCCGTTTGTCTTTACGGCGCCGTCTAGGGCAACGCCTACGGCTGTAGAAGGGTTGTAGGCGTTGAAAACGGCGATTGCCTGGGCATTCAGGTCGTTGATTGCCGAAGAGAATATGGCCAGAAGCTGCCCATCCTGAGTGTCGGAGTCGAGATTGATGTCGTCTCCGAAAATTCCTTTGGCTTTAGTTTTGAAGTAGTCTAGGATCTCTTCGTAGCTGGGAGCCGTAATACCGGTCGCTGAAACGGTGAAAACAGGGCTGCTTATCGTCATAGCGTCTCCGAAATTTCTGTAGATCCGTAATTCGTGTCTATCGTGACCTGAATCGAAAGCGTCCTGGTGTCGGGGTCAAGGACCGACTGGAACTCCGTGATCTCTTTAACGCCTGGAGTCCCCAGAATACGGTTCCGAATGATCATGTCCACTGCCTCGTGCTTGCCGAGGATGTCTTGCAGCCAGGGTGTGCCATCGTTTGTATCGAGGAACCACTGCCCGCGCCATAGCTTTAATCTGGTCATGACGTTCTGGGCAACTCCTTCTGGAGAGTCCTGAAAGAAATCAGACAAACCGTGCCCGAGCATCATGTCGCCGCCTGAGTCAAGCTTTCGTACCTTCATTTCACGCCCCGTTTGGATATAATTTCCTTGAGAGTTGTGCGCGGGAAGTCTGCCCGCACGTAAAGCCGCCGTTCAGTGCCCGGCAGACGGCTTCTCTCTTATTTGGCATCTAGCTCATAAGCCGTGATCACAAAGCTGATGTCTCTTCCTTTTTTGCGTGTGCTCAAACACACCCTCTGCTTCCCGTAACGAATTGCAACACTTCCGTTTCTTTCTCCGGCTCTCTCGAGTCTGCCGTTTTGAATGGCAGTTGACAGATTCATAAGCACCCTTTTCAGGTTTTGGCCTTTATCCATCCTTCTTTGGATGATGTGTTCCAACCCCGCCTCGGAATCGCCCCAGACGAGGTCGATGTCGCCTATATCGTCTCTGTGAAATGCTCCGCGGATAAAACCTTTCCGTTCCTCAAGCATCTTGAACAACGCCCGACGACCTTTGAGATTCTTGCCCTTGATCTCCTCTCCATAGAACTGTTCGAGAGTTTTCGCTTTGTGCTCTCGCTTAAGCTGGGATTTTGATTTTCTGGTACCAGCACCAAAAGTGGAAAATTTCCCTCCACTATCTCTTGGGTGTTTAGCTTCAAAAGCTGCTCCATCCATGAAAACAATTTGGCAGACATCGTCTATGAAAAGCACGGCGACACATTCCTCATTGGCACAAAAAAACCCCGAAGGACTTTCGTCCGTCAGGGCCTTTCCAAATGAAAAATTACTTTTTACATCTTTTGGTCTGGAGCGGACCCACCGTTGTGCGTGTGACTGTTGTACGTGTCGCGGATAGACTGCATCTTTCCAGTCGAGTCGTAGATCTGGGCGCCGCCGACAATGTCGCCGGAGACGGTCACCTTGCCCGTGAAGGTCGTTTCCGGACAGTCAATCGTCAACTTGGGGCACGAGAGCGACACGGTCCCCGAAACCGCGGCAGAAAGAGTTCCTCCGATCGAGGCTTCCGCACTGCCGCTTGTTTTAAGGGTCACCTGATGGTTCGAAGGGGTGAGAGCGATGTACGCTCCCCGGTCGTCCGTTCTCAGCTCGACCGAATCCGTTGAAACGCTTCCGATCTTCTTTGCCTGAGACCAGACCCCCGGGATTACGAAACCATCAGACAGGTCATGCATCCGCGGCTCGGCCGGAGGCTGCACTCCACCGCTTTGCCACCACAAGTCGATGGATCTGGAAGAAAAAACAACGAGACATTCATCTCCGGTCCTGATCGGGAAGGTCAGGCTGCATCCCCCTGCGTGCGGGAAGACAACGGGGCAATCAAGAAGCAGCGGAAGATTCAAAATTTCCACGCTGCCGGTTTCCGTGACGCGTCGACCCTGAATGGCTGGCTGAACCTCGCACGTCAGAGCGGCGGCGTTGAAACTCTGGATGATCCCTGGCAGCGCTGTCCAGATCATCGCCTGCCGCCCGGTAAAATTCTGCTCGAACTGCCGAACGGGGTCTTCGATGAGTTCGTTTTCTGAGATCATTGGATGTTCGCCAAAAAGTTCCACACGCCCGGTTCGACAAACCCGGCCCCCTCGTTAACGCCTATGGCGATGATGTCCGTGTACCAGTCTTCGCCCCGGGTATCCCCCACATGCTGCCGACTCCGAATCTGGTAGAAACCGTCACCAGCAATAACCTTTCCTCGGGCGGCATAATTCTCTTGGACGGCCTTGTACTCGGTTGAATAATCCGGGGTCTGGATAAGCGACTGATCAATTTGCACGTAGTTTCCGAACTCCAAATCGGGATTCAGCAACGTCCGGGCTTCGATACCGCTCTGTGTCGCGTTAGGGCGGTCTAGAAGGCCGGTTGATGGCGACAAAATAACGATCTTGTTCCCCTGCCCCCGGCGAGGCGACTTCTGAAAGGCTGTCAAGCCCTTATTTGTGTAGCCCCAGTCCAGATTGTTCGTGTCGGCAAAGCTTTGCATTGCATCGCGGGCCATCCCGTACATAACTTTTCCACGGGGAAGCTTCGTGCTCATCAGCCCCGATGTATCCGCATACGATTCAACCCCATAATCCTTCATCGACTGGGCGATCGTGCGGAATACATCAGACTGGGACGAACCGGCGGGCAGAGAAGAATCAACGATTGAGTACTTGTGCGCCCGCTTGCCTGTCGCTGCTATAAGCCGCAGGCACGTGTCGGTTTCGCTAAGCCGGGACATGGATTTCCACCAGAGGTCACCGTTGAAGATGACCGAATGGTGTTCCTGATAACCAGCTTCGATGATGACAGAGATATGTTCGGCGTTATTCCCGTTCGTTACGATTCGTTCGTTAGTCGGAGCGTTGATCTGGTTGGCAGTGTCGTCAGACACGTTGTATACGCTGATCTCGGCAGTGCATGGGCGCCCCACAGCGGCCTGAGTCACCCTGAATGCCACTCGGTAGTCCGACAAATCAAGGGCCGCGGTGTTCGTCCCGTCCTTAGCGACCACAAGCCGGAAATACCTGAGCCATTGCCTTTCTCCGCTCATCAGGAATCCTCCCAATAGAGCTGCAGGTTCGATCCCATGTCGGCATAGGTTGGAGTTTCTGTGTACAAGCCGCCCACCATTGCATAGAGATGACCCAGCCCCAGATATTGGTGCTGCGCGAGTAAATCGACGCCGCACACAAGCGGGATCCCCTCGATCAGACTTTCGCCGTCCAGTGTCTGGATGTCTAGAAACCAACCTCCGTAGACCGCATCCCGGTAAGCGAGCGTCAACGTGTAATAGCTGTGGCCCAGGGCGATGTTGAAAAACTGCGCCCCGGAGCTCAAAGGGATCTGAACCATTTTCATGCGTTCCCATAATCGGATGGCAATTGGAGAACCGTAGAGGTCTCTACAGCCTGTCTCTGACCGCCGTTTGTCGGACTGGCCGTCCGCTCAGGGTTCTGCTGCACATCTTCGGAAAGATTCGTGCTCTGGGCCGAAACGATGATGACTTCTTCAAACGTGATGTCACAGATCAGCGCACTTTCCGTATCGGCAGTGGAACTTGTGGACAACTTTGTTATCAGCATGTTCTGATAGATCCGCTTACCCGTTGAGACCGTCAACAGTTCACGGTTGTCCATCAGCTTTAACAGCTGTTCGTATACCTCTTTGGTCGACAGATAACCCCGTAGGATTGAGGTATCTAAGACCGAATTGATGAGGCGGGATGAATCCGACCATCCGAAACGGACGTTCAGCACAGAGGGATTTTTATAAGCGTGATCGGAAATCGGAGCGCCTTGATCCACGGGGTGCCGGGTAACAGTAACCTCATCGTCGTGCTCCTCAGAGATCACTACATCCGGAATGATGGCGATGGCCTCAGACCCCGATGACGTGATCGACCTCCTGCGCCCGAGCGTAAGGGCTTCGATGGAGTACGGAAGACTGTTCAATGTCGAGAAATCGAGAGGCATTACATCATGCTCCTCTGGCCGTCGGCGATCGCTGCCTTCGTTGTCTGGGCGATATTCCGAGCGGCATTAGAGTCAGAAACGTAAATGGTTTGATTCACGGTCAGCTTGTTGTCGACCCTGCTCCTGTCCCATTCGTGGAAGTTCCTGCTTCGACCTGTAAATTGCGTGGCTCTCCTGATCTCATCCTGAAGCGATGGGTCCATGATGAGCTTTTGGTAGCCGTTCCCGTTTTCCTGACGGGTAATAGCTTCAATCATGGCCTGCATCTGGCGGGGATCACGAAGATCAAGAGCTGTGTAGGCCCCAACGTTCGCCCCGAGGCGGCTTGAGAGGTACTGCGAAACTCGTTTGATATAGCTTACAGTGTCGTTTTCGTTCGCCGGCGCCCAGGTGCGGACGAGGTCCGCAACAGTCTGTGCCCCGGAGTTTTGGTAGCGTTTCAGCTGTTTCCCGAGGGCCTCAACACCCTCCGCAAATGTTCCGTAGGTCTGGAAGGAGTGCTTGTCCTTTCGAATGTTCCCCGGATTGTTGTTGCGTACGCCCTTCGGAGCTTTCGTTCCGATGTAAGAAACCTCACCCGCCGCCGGGATTCCTTTGCGCTCGAGTTCCTTACCCGGAGTGCCGCCCGCTATATTGTTTTTCCCCGCGCTATTGGCGATCATTGCTTCCTGATCGTTCAGAGCGGTCTGAGCGTTCTTCTTGAAATCGCTTACAACATCGGTAAGGCCGATCTTTCCAGAAAAAAGATTTTTTACTGTCTGAATGCCGCCCGCAACGTTCGCAGTTATGTTTTTGATCCCGTCCCCGCCTAGCCACTTCGCCAGGCGGTCAACCATCCCGGAGATGTCGAAAGTTTTATTCAGAAAGCCGACAAGATATGTAAGAGCCTGTTTGCAAACAGCCCACAAATTCCCGAGACTTTTCCACAGCTCGTTGGATGATTCGGCTGTCGAATCAAGCGCTCCCCCGAGGGCTGCGGTCTGTTCCTTCGCTTTCCGCAGCTCTCCAGGAAAATTCTGATTCTTCATGTACTGCCACGAGTCGCCCAGGCCAATAGCGCTCGCCATCGATGCCGCTGTAGCATCATCCATGCCCTGCATCGCCGCAGAGATGTCGGCTACGATGTCGGTAGTATCACGAAGATTCCCGTTCGCATCCCGTACGGCCACGCCGAACAGATTCTCGATCTGATCTGCGTAGCCCGGGATCGTGCGGAGGCGCTCCCCCATCGTCCCGATAACCTTGTCAGCCATCCCGGCGTCCGCTCCCACGGCTTTGAAAGCCATGCGGAGAGAATTCAGCCCCGAGATGGAGGCGTTGGCGTAGTGGGCGATGTTGAAGTCGGTTGAAAGCTTGCTGCTCGCCTTATACCAGGCCGCATACATTGCTGTAGCTGCAGCTGCGGCTTTCAACCCGAGGTGCCTGACCTTCTTCTCAGCCTCCTGAAGTCCGGCGTTGAACCTCGCCTGAGAGTCCTTGTCAACGGAAAATCCGAGGTTTACGAGGAACCCTTCAATCACACTAGCTGCCATTTTCCTTTTCCCTCAAGCGCTGGGCGACCTCACGGTTGTGAGTCTCGTTCCTCAGGTACGTGTTCAAGATGAACAGATCCTCCAGGGTCAGGGATCCATCCTTAAGATCCCCGTACCGGATCATTCCTTCTCTGACAGGTGTCAGGAGCCAGTCTTCGCCGTTCGGCAGGCTCCACCAGTCGGCACTTTCCCAGGCCGCATCTAAGGCTTCTGTTCGGAAGCCATGCCGAACAATGCGGCTCCAATAGGGCGGATCTCACGCACGACCACTTCAAGCGCGAGCCTGAGGACATCTGCGGATCCGACATCGTCGAACGGAACGCCCTCATTGATGACCGCTCCGTAGGTTTTGCCCCGCTTCTTCTCTACGCACGACAGGCAAATCGAGAGAATTTCGTTGAAGTCCTCCTTCGGCATCTTTGCGAGCCGGTCGAAGAGAGGCTGGGCGCAAGAGAGAGCGATTGCGAGCTGGCCGGCGAAATCCTCGTTCGATTCCTTGTCGGCCTGCTGCTTCCACAGCTCAAGGAAAGCCTTCACAACCCCGGAAAACAGGAAGGGAATGACCGGACTAGCGAGGCGGGAGACATTGAGAGCCTGAAAGCAGTCAAGCCGCCCGATGACGTATTCCGAGCCGTTGATTGTGACGTGCTTCGGTTCCATTGTTTAAGCCTCTGCAGGATACGTTCCGGTGACCGTGTCGATCTTGATGCAGTCAAAGACCCACTCGAGAATGCCGCCCTCTTCTCCGTAAGTGCGGTCGGGCTGTTTCTGGAAAGCGCATCCGCGGCACACAACGGTCTCGTTGTTTCCTTTGTTGCGAATCGTGATCACGTTGTTGCCCCAGGAGCTGGAAGACAGAGCCTGGGCGTCGTACATCGCCTGCAGCAGGGCGTTGCGGGTAGATGTGTAGAGCAGCCGAATCGTCACCGTGCCCGACTTGTCGGCCTTCAGGGAGTGCATTCCCTCCCCGTCTGCCCCGATCGTCATTGTGTTGCGGGACGAGGCAAGCGCAACGGAAATCCCTTCTTTCGAATCGCCGGACCCGGCTCCGAGATCAATCACGCCAGTAGATCCCGTCAGCGTCGCGGTCACATCCATAAAAGAATACGTAGCCATCCAATCTCTCCTTACCTGTTAACCGTGATCGTCACGTTGATGAAGTGAACGGCGCCCTTGAGCTTTACAGCAATCTGAATCGGCGGGGCCTTGCGGGCCTCCCGGTCGGACTGGGACTGCTCATCGAAAGGCTGGATGTATACGTAGTAGCCTGTCGAGAGCGTGTCGCCGCTTTCCAGAGCTCCGAAGGCATCCCCGTTCCAGACTCCCGGGGCGATCAGGCCATTGGTCACGCCCTGCTCCAGGCTCTTGTTAACGCAGGAAACGATGGCCGTGGCGCCGGACTCGTCCTGCCCGACCTTCTTCGATGTGTAGAGCAGGTTCCAGAGATCCGTCTCAACTCTGTTCTGAAGCCAGTCAAGACCGTGCGTTTCGTCAATGAACCATCCGCCGGACGTGATGCCTTCCTGGAGGATGCTCGTGTCATTCTGATAGGCGCAGAAGGCGTTGACGTTATGGGACTTCAGGGCCTCGGCCTGAGAGCTGCGAAGGTTTTCCGCTGTGACGCCCGGGAGCTGCTTGAACTTAAGGGTCAGGGTCGTGTTGCTTCCCTCAAAGTTGATCGTCGCCATGCGGCCAAAGACCGAGGCGGCAGCCACAGGAGAATCGCTCGAGTACACGAGAATCGTCCTGTTGTACCCAAGGCCCTTCAGCCTGGAGCCGAGGGTTGAAGAAGCTGTCGAGTCGATTTCCGTAGAGTTCTGAGTCGTGAAGCCGATCATTCTCGAGGGAGAAGCCGCTTCAATCAGCCCCGCAGCCTCGACAATGGAATCATCAGACGCGTCCGGAGCGACGCAGACCATGTACCACGTGTTGTAATCAAGAAGCGCGGTGATTGCGGAAGCCAGAGACTCTGCCGCCACGCCCGCAACAGAGGTGGCAGAACCCGCAAAGCCCATCAGGGAAGACAGAGTCCCGGTGTCTGTCGTGGCCACGGTGGACGAAGTGCCGGTCGTGGCAGACGTGATTACAAAACGCTCTCCGGTCCAGGCGCAGGACCCGGAAACTCCGAGCGCGGACGAGATCTGAGAGGCCACGCCGTTCAGATTCGTTTCTGCGGAAAGGTCGATTGACGCCATCGATTTCGAGGCTCCGTCGATCGTAAGCGAGAGCGTCCCCGTGGTGATGGCCGTAAAGAGGGAAATGTCCTGCTCAGCGCTTGAGAGCGTCCTGCCGCGCAGCCTTCCAGCCGTGGCGGATTTCGCCCAGCGGCCGATGTAAACCTGGGTAGGCTGCGGGGACTGGCTGAAGAAAGCCTGAGCCGCGAGGTACTCCCGGGACGAAATCCCGAAGTCGGTCGCAATGTCAGAGATGCTGCTGTAGAGCCTGATGCGCTCGTCGGTGTCAATGATGTCGGAATCGCCCAGGATCAGGCAGGAGCCGAAGTTCCTGAGAGCCGCCGCCGTGGGCGACATCTCGACCGCGACATTGACCACGCGCGAAACCGGAAGAGTGGTTGCAATTGCCATTTTCAATCCTCACTGTGAGAGTCTGTTTTGATTTGGATATCGCCGACGGCACAGAGATCCCTGATGCCGAAGGTCCTGCGGACGGCCCGCCCGACGGAAAACCGCACGTCGCAACGGTCCACCCATTGTTCGTAAAGAAGATCCGGCAGGCGCTGCACCTGACCGTCGAACCCCTGCAGCTTTAAGCCGAACTTTTCGAGCCATCTGAGGTTCTGAAAGACCTGAGATCCTTCTCTAAACAGATCGGCGTTTAGAGCGGCGCTCGGGCCATAGAACGAGGCTACAAATCGAAACGTCTGATGCGAAACCCGGAGCACGTCTCCGCTTTCGGGTTTCTCTAGATCCCCCTTGCGGTCGATCTGGTCGGGGTTCCCGTGTGTTTCGACAGACTCGAACCCCACAGCGCACCAGTTCTCGTCTACCCCGGGCCTCGTGCCGGGCTTTGGCAGCCATCTCCGCCTGACATGGTCGAGCGGGATGCCTGTTATCTGCGCAACCCATGAACGGATCGTGTTTGTTGGGTCGCTCGTGTTCGAAGACTCAACTGGAGTGAGGACCCCCGCTGTTCTTGAATCAATAACGGCCATTGCCAGCCTCCTCCGGCCAGCAGACGAGCCGTAAAAAGCCTCTTCCAAACTGGCTGTAATCGGCGCAGTCTTTGACAACAAATCGCTTTCCATGCCACAAGACGGCGTCATAAGCCGCCCCGAATCCTTCCGGCGCCATGTCGGACACGCACCGCACGATGATCGTCCCTGCCCGCTGCAGGGCTTCCGGAAGACGGTCAATCGTTTTTTGGTCAGAGGTGACCACGGCGTTAATCTCAGCCGTTTCCCCGTCTGCCCACGCAGGCTCCCCATTGGCATCGGTCGATTCAACCGTCTTGATCAAGGCGCACGGGGATGTGAAAAGAGGGTCTTCGATAACCTCCGATACATCCAGCAGAGCCATGTCACTTTCCCTTTACCACGTAATAGTCGATGGAGTTCCGCAGGGATCCCGTATTGATCAAGGGCCTCACGTTCACTCCGTTCATCTCGTTTTCACGCTTGCTCTTGGTGAGCCTTGATCGGTTGCGGTTTCTAAGGGTCGAAGGCTTGAGCGGAACAAAGTTCCCGGTTGACATCTCGACCTTCACCGCAGAGGAGGCGATGGACCCAGCCTGTTCGAGGAGCCTTTCCATCGCAGCCCCGTCACCGTGCAGCCCGGCCTTCATGGCGGCCTTGAGCTTAGGGATGTAATTCGGAGCCGCCTTCCTCACGCCGGGCCTTAAAAAGGGTCTCTCCGGGATGTTGGCTGCCGGGCTTCCAAACTCGTGAATGAACCCGAGCTCATGGTTGGACGGTCCTCCGTCGCTTCTGGCGTCCCCTTTGCTGCCGGAGGCTATTCCGACGAAAACGGCAGCGCCCTTGATGCGATTTACAGCCTTTTTCACTTCATCAATGCGCGAGGTCGTCGTTATTGACGCGAACGGCTTGACCTTCATATCTGCCTCGCCCCGGCTCCAAAAATCTTGAGCAGCATGTAAAGCTCGCGTCCATACGCCGTGACATTCCACGATCCGGCCCCTGTTTCCGTTACGGAACCCGTATCAAAAGACACGGAAGCGCCGTCCACGGATTTGGAGGAAACCACGCCGGATGCCTCTCCTGAATTCCCGGATCCTCCCGCCGCTCCCGACCCCTGCGCCTTCAGGAAATGGGCCGCGTACAGGCCCATCACGTGATTTCGCAAGGCCTCGTCTGTCCAAACGTCTTCGGAAAAGAACTTGTCGGCAAGCGCCAGGCGGATTTCAACGGAAGGCCCCGGATAGAGCTCTTCCGTGAACTCCGGAAACGAGGAACGAAAAGAATCAACTGTCAGAGCCGTCATCTTTCGCCTCCGCCGCGTCCTTCTTCCTGGTTCTTCCCTTCACGTCGGAAACGGTCAGGATGTACTGACTGAGGTAGCTGTTTCCGGCCACTTCATCAGAGACCACGTACTCCTTCCCCGCGGCAAAAGGGAGCCTCTTACCGTTAAGCCGGAGCGTGACCGGGCCGCTGACAGTGATCCTTTTCATAACTCCTCCACTTAGTCCGCGAGATCGGCGTAGTACACCATCTCGGGGCGGACGAACTCCACACCGCCCAGGGCGCCGTAGTACGGGACAATCTGGCGATAGTCGCGGTACTGCACCGGCAGAGCCTGAATCTGAACGAGCGGGAAGCGAACCACGTCGTCGCGGCGGGTATAGGCAACAATGCGGCCTTTACCGGAGTTAATGCTCGAATCAGCAAGCCACCGAACCGGGCGAATCGTCAGGCTTCCGCCGTTGGCGACTGCCAGGTTGTTGCTGGTGACGTACTGCAGAACATTCATGTTCGTGTTCGGCAGCTGCTGGGAGGCAAGAGCCGAGAACAGCGCGGGCGGAATCAGGCAGGTGTCCGGAATGCGGTTGTAGGCCGTGTTCTTCCAGGCTGCATCGAGCACGGAGTTGAAGAACTTGATGGCCTTTTCAGCCGTGGTGGTCGAAGCATCAAAAGCGCCGACGTTCTCTTTGGCGATAGCAGAGTTGTTGAGAAGGCCGGAAATCCCAAGCTCGGTGTCGCCCATGTACACCTGGGTGTCGATATCGAGCTGGTGCTTCATGCGCATGGCATCGTGCTTCATCTTGTCGATCGGGCGGCCGGCCTTCATGGCCTTTTCCAGATCGAAGATCGTGTAGTCGACCTCCATGCCCCACGGGGTAACGGGGGTAGTGATCTTGTTCATCTGAATGGAGACGCGGGCCGGGGTGGTGGCCTCGCCGCGGATCCAGCTCTTGGTGCCGCTGCCGGTGCCGCCAAAGCCGCCCGCGTAGTTCGTGAGGATGAAGGAAGTCACCTCGTCTGCGATCGTGACATCCTCGCGCAGAGGCATGTCGCGGGACCAGGTGAATTCGGCGATCGGGTCGTAATTGTGGGGGTCGAGTCGTTCAAGCTGGCCAACAAGGAATGCACCAGTGCTCTGAATCTCAGAGTCAGTAAATTTCATGGAAGTGCTCCTTAGATGTTAAAGGCAATTTCAGCCAGACCGTTCGCATCCGCGGGGCCCATGAAGGTCGCTCCGGAGAGGGCGGTGTTGGAGGTGGAATCAGCGGAAATCGCACCGGTCGAAGTGAGATAAACCTGGCCGCCCGCAGCGGCCGTGCCGCTGGAAACGGTGACAGCGATGTAGCCGCGGCGAAGAACGGAGACGAGCTCCATTTCCTGCACGCCATCGTTGTCGGCCTGACCGTATTCGCGCACAGAGAAGCCGTAGACGGCATCGGAGGCGGCGCTCACAGCTGCGGCCTTGCCGCTCGAAAGCTTGACGGGCACGCCGAAAGCCTTGACGGTTCCGTCGTTGACCTTGGTTTCAATGGTCGCGTCAAAAAGACCGCGGGTAAGGTCGCCTGCATAGCCGGGCGTCATGGAGGTGCCGATGAACTGAGACATGGTTATTTTTCCTTCCAAAATTCAGCAAACTTTTTGTTGAGATCCGCATTGCTCGTTGAGCGGGGAGCCTGATCGGCCATATGGACAGCGACCGGGTTGTTCTTGGCGCGGGCCAGTTCGGCAGAAGCCTTGAACGCAATCGCCAAAGAGGCGTCGTCCAGCGTGTCGGCGTCGCCAAACTCTTTCACGCCTGCGGCCTTGAGGGCCTGGCGGCGGAGGCGGTTGAGAACATCCTTAGAGAAGCCGCCGGTCTTGGCGTCAGCCGCGGGCTTCTTGATTCCCGGGCAGACATCCTCTGCGTCAGCGAGAACTTCCTGCGACTCCTCGGCTGGAACGGTCTCGTCAACCGGAGCCGCTTCAGGATCGGGTTCCGGTTGGGCAGGCTCTTCATCCGCAGCCTGCTCCGGCTTTTCCTTGGCTGCCTCTGCGGACTGCAGCTTCTGGACAAAGGCCGTCAGCTCTCCCACCGCCTTCTCGAGCGCTGCGATTCGGTCTTCGGGAGAAGGCGCGGGAGCCGGAGCGGGCTCCGCAGCAGGCTCCGGATCAGCATCCTTAACGTCGACCTTGTCGAGCGCTTCATTGAACTTATCCTCATCGCCGTCACGGAAGAGGCGGCGGAGCATAGTCTTCCAACTAGATTTAGGTTCGTTCATAAAACCATCACCAATAGAACAAACGGGGCCACACCGCCCCTGATTAACAAGAGCAACGTGGTTCCCCACAATGCCCACCTGATGACCGGAATCGGCGCCGTCCCGCACGAAATTCGCGTCGTAGCCGCACGAGATTTCGCAGAGCGTCCCGTTTTCGATCAAGTCGATTCCCTTCTTGTCCAGGACAAGAAGGTCGGCCAGAAGAAGGCCGGATTCGTCACCTTCGCCCCGCCGCACGTTCTGCACGTGCCCGATGGAGATCTTTTTCCACGTCTCCGGGTCCGCAAAGGTGTCGTGCCCGATCACGATTGGCTTGCCCTCAAAGCTCGCGATCGTCTCGGGCTTGAACAGCTCTTCTGCCGGGCGGCCGACATGCACGACAGGGGCGTTCATCGAGACGTCCGCGCCCGTGTAGTCAAATGTGCCGACTCTCGAGATCGGAACGTCCCGGCAGAGCAGATACCCCTCCGGAGTCAGCTCCTTGTGAGGGCTCAGCCGCTCGCTTGTGAGGAAATTTCCATCTCTAAACTTCATGATTCGTACTTCGATTTAGGAAACAACGGTTCTGCCCAGCAGCGGCAGTTCCACAGCTGGCCAGGATGAGAGTGAACGATCTTCTGACCCGGCTCGCTCGTGATCGGCGGGTCGTTCCAGGACTGTATCGTCCCATCAAGCTGCCGATGCCTTGGTCTTACCGCCCCGTCACCTACCGTGTGCCAGATGTAGTGCGTAGACCCGACGGCCTGCGCCCTTGCCTGTGTGTAAGACGTCCTGGCTCTTGCCGTCTCGGTTCTTGCGATGCAGATCGCCCGGCTCATCGTGATGGGCCCGAGCCGCTTTATGTCCTCGGCGAAAGAAGCGAAGCGCTCGCCCGTCATGAGGCTGCGCTGCGCCATCTCCTGAACCTTTTCCGCGGCCTCTCTTGGAAGAGACTTGATCAGGTCGACCTGAAGGTTTTGAAGATCCTCGTAGGCCTTCCCTGTCAGCGCGTCCTTCAGGCGTTTTCTTGTTTCTGCCGAGAGTTCTCCACCCACCAGCTTCCACGTTTCGAAGTCGGCCGCTCCGGCCCGCTTGAGCATGATTCCCGATATCTCGTGCGCCCAGGCGTCGATCTCGTCCGCGTATGAAAAAAGCCGCATCTGGATCTCAGAGGCGGCCTTCACGGGGTCAGCGGCGGCGGAGTAGTCACGGGCGATTCGGTCCACCTGTCGGGCCACCCGCTTGAGGCGCTTTTGGTACCACGCCAACAGCTGCGCCGTTTTGGTTTGCTCCCGGAACGCTTTCGGGTTTGGCATTTAACGGATCCTCCGTTAACTTGGCCTCCGGCGGCATCATCCCGTTGTCTGCCTCTTCGGCGGCATCTATGTCTTCGTCACTGATCGAACCAAAGAGCCCGATCGTGTCGGACAGCTTTCTCAGCTCCTTCATCGCAACTGATGTCGGGATGGCGCCGGCCTGAAGGGCCTGAATGATCGAACCGGCAAGGCCCTGCGCAGCCTGGGACTTCTGCTCGTTCGTCATCTGCCAGAGGCTCTTGAACTCAAAGCCGAAGTCGGCGTCCGGCGCCGAACCAAAGGCCGACTCATACATGACGCGAAGCAGCCTCTTCAGGCCCGGCCTCAGGTCGGAGTCCTGATCGTGCTTCACGTTGTCGTAATAGATCCGAAGGTCCGACTCTCCGGTTGAGTTGAATCCCGCCGGAGACTGCCCAAACAGGCGCACAAGGGGAACGCCGATGGCGCCGGAGATCTGCTGCCCGAACTGCAGCAGAATGTCCGGGATCCCCGTGAACGAGTACTGCATCGTCTGGAACTCATCGGTGCTGTCGCCGATGGTCAGACCCTCGATCCCCTGGAACTCCCTCATGTAGTCCATCTGTTTCAGGAAACCGTCGCGGGCGAGACTGTTCGTCAGGATGTCCCGCAGCCCCTGCACCTTGTAGTAGCGCAGGTACGACTTGCTGATCAGCTGAGCTGCGCCCTGCGTCGCAAGGTCGAACATCTGAACCTGAGGAATGACGGCCTCGAGTATGGAGGCGCCCCACCCCTGATAGGCCTGCCTCAGGTTAAATGGCAGCCTCCGGCCGTCGAGCCTGATCACTCTCGAATGGTGGATCCTGTTGCCAGGGATGTTGACGCCGACTTCCTTTTGCAGGACCTCGTAGTATTCGGGTTTTCCGAAATCGGGTCCAAGCGCCTGAACGAGCTCGCTTGAGGGCTGTATCTGCCAGCGGTCAAGAACGTACAGCCCGCGGAACACCCCTTTTCGGACTTCGGCGAGCGGCTGGCTCATGTCCTGCCCGTCGATCATCATGACGGCGACGGACCCGCCGTAGAGCCGGGCCCACTTGATAGCGTCCGCAATGGAGTCCCACACCCGCCAGTCGTCAAGATCGGCGTTCAGCCGGTCCACAACCTTGGGATTCTCGGACTTGATGTCTATGCCCTCGCGGGTCATGTCCTCGGCGATGATGTCCACCGCGAGGGAGCAGATCCACGACCCCTGATACGCCCACTCGAGCTGGGAGCGATCGAGAGACTCGAACCTCGGAACGTAATGGGTCGCAGCAAAGGTGTTGCGGCTCTGGCTGCCGATCCTGAGCAGGGGATTGATCACCCCGTCCAGAAACAGCCTTTTGGCCGCGGACTTTTTTATGTTTCTTGCGCTGGTTCTGCTCATTGCATCCGTCCTAAAGCGGCCCACTTACTCAGCCCGGGCTTCGTGATATAGCCGTCAAGGGCGTAGCGAAGCCCGTCGATAATGTGGTTCGACTTGTCCAAAATGATCGGAAGAACCTCGTCTGTGGTCTTGTCAACCTTATACGAGTAGAGCCTGAACTCATCCGCGGCGTGTTTGCATCGCGGATGGATGACGATCTTCTCGAAGCTCTTCAGATAGGCGATTCCATCCTCCACGCTTCCCTGCCACTTCGTTGCGGCCGAGATCCGGAAAGGCGGATTGACCCGGTTTGCCAGATAGCTGATGGTCTCAGGCCTGGCCGAGTCGGCCTTGATCGGCCATTCGTGCGCCCCCGGGACGGATTCGTAGAGCTGCGGCATTTCGTCGAGCTCCACCCCGACCGCATACGCCTCGTAGTCAATGTAGAGGCGGCCATCGAGGATGAAGCAGCGGACAAGCGTGTTCGGGTCGTTCGCAAAGCCAAAGTCGGCGCCGAAGAACAGCCTGTCCGCCTTCTTCCAAAGATCGTCCGGAAAGTCTTCGACAACATAGCGGCCTTTGAACACCTGGGCGTCCGATATCGTTCTTGGATACCCCTCCCAGATGTGCAGATAGGCTTCGTAGTCCGACTTCTTCAGGAACTCCATTTCTTTTCGGAGCTCGTCTGGGAAGTAGGCGTTCTCGTCGTAGTTGACTTTGCGAACGCAGGCGTCCGGCGGCGGGTTCTCGATGAACCTTTTCGTCGTCGGATCGTCTGCGTTCAGGGGGTTGAAGGTGATCCAGATTTCGGACCCCGGCTTTCTTATCGTCGGGATCAGGACGGACCATGACGCTTCTGAAACTGTTTGGGCCTCTTCCACCCAGGCGATGTCAATGCCTTCAGTAGACTTGAGCGACTGGTTGTGGGAAAGCCCCTTGAATATGAACCTGCTGCCTGTTTCCTTGCTGCGGATTTCTGCCTCGAGGAAATCGAAGCGGTCGGCGATGCCGAGCCTGTAGGCCGTATCCTTCAGCACCTGGTAGGAAGAATCGCGGATTGAGGCCTGAATCTCCCTGCAGCAAAGAACACGGAGCCTTGCCATGTCGGCCATCACAATCAAGGCCTCGGCCACGGCCCAGCTCTTGCCCGATCCGCGGCCGCCATAGAACACTTTGTAGCGGTGCGGCCTCCAGATCTCAGCAAAGGGGTTACTTACCGGCATCTTTATGGGCCTCGACAGCCTCCCGCATTTTGGCGTAAACCGCATCCATGCCGTCCCCGACGCTGCCGGAATTAACCTCTGCGATCACCTTCTGGCGGTCGCTGAAGCGGTGGTCATCACGAATAGCAGCTTCTCTGGCCAGCTCCTGCATAGCTACCTTGTAGCCGTCTACAACACCCTTGGGGAAGCTGATTCCCTCATTTTCATGGAGCTGGGTCTTCTCTATAAGCTCTTTAACCAGGTCCATGCGCCGATCGTTGTAGAGTTCAGCACTGAACCGCCTAGCTTCGATTGTGGCCGCAAGAAAGTCGGGATACTTCTTCTTCCACAGTCTTAAAGCTTCTGCACTTGGCATGCCCGGCATTTTGCATATCTTTGCCTCGGACTTTCCTTCTCTAATCAGAGAGAGAATCTTGTTAGCCATCTCTGGACCGTAAGCCGATGGCCGCCCACCCATTGTTTTCTGGAACTTTCTAATTGCCATGGCCTTTCTTTTCGTTGATGAGTTTTCTTACCGCCGCTCGACGTTTGACACCCTTGAACTCGACGCCGAGTAACTCTTTGTATTTATTTTCGTCAAACTTTTTATTTTCACTAGGCTCTTTATTTCTTGGCGTACATTTTTCTGCTGTTCCTTCTTTGCTTACAAACTGGCCATTCTTGTCGGAGTGCAATGCACCGTTCCTATCTTTTGTGTCATCGAAAAATACGAATGGAATCAGGTCGTTAAACCTGATAAATCTCTTTTCGGATTCGCGTAATTCAGAATACTCATTGGCAAATTTCATTTGTTTCCTCGCGCGCGAACCGTACAAGAAACCTATTTGCTCCTCCAAACCGTTTTTGACCGTAGAACCTCAAGGAGGTCATACCCTGCCATAGTCAGCTCTGGCTCGATCCTCACGTAGCTCACCTTGCCCGGAAGCGTGCAGCCGTACTGGATGCCCTTGATGTAGCCTGACTCGGACAGAAGTTTCAGGTGACGTGCCACAATGGATTCGAACTTCTCATCGTTCTTTCCGAACAAGATGTCCTTATGGAGATGTTCGATGAATTCCTTCAGTGATTCATCTTCAATCTTTCCGAGAAGCTCTCGGACGACATCCCAGTCTCTTACCATAAGGAAATCCAAAATGTGGCGCCGGGTCGGGGGCCGGCCCAAGGGACAAAAGAAAACCCCGCCCGGCATAAAAATTTAGCCCGGAGATCTTCTGACCTTCGGGCTTACGTTTCTTACGGGTGCAAAAAGGCTGGCCATCGGCCAACCTTAATTACATCTTGCGTCTTTCGCTTACTGATATTTTCATTTTACGCCTCGTCATTATGAAAAGCAAAATTTTTATCTCTGGCGTAAAAATCAAGAATATTGGAAAGCATAACACAAGCGTTATGAAGTTCCTCGTCGAATCTACGTCTATTCAGGCCCATAGCCTTTCCCAGTCTGCCGACAGGAATCATCGGCCTCAGGTAGAGCACGCAGATCATGAGACGATATTTTTCCGGATACAGCGGGGAGCAGAGCGATCGCTCGACGAGTGCAGCATCCGAAGCGTCGACCGGTGTTGGGTTCTTCTTTTCATCCTCCTGACAAAAATCTTCCGGGGTGCCATAGAGGGCGATCATTTTCGCCAGCATGGAAACGTGAACCTTGGGCCTGTCGCGGTAGCAGCGGGCCCAGTTGACGAGACGATAGTCAAGCTCCTGATCGGTCATGCTTGATCTCCTACTTGCCCGGATAAGCGATGATGTCGAATCCGCCGCCCTGACGTTTGTTCCTCGGGTACACAACGAAGAGCGCGAAGGGGTACTGAGTCGCGACCGACTTGCATTTCACTTTTGCGTCGTCGGCGAAGATTCTGGGGCTGCCCTTTACTTCGTGGAGCTCCAGCTCGCCGTTCGGTCGAAGGATCATGAAATCGGGAAGGTACCAGCAGGCGCCATCCGCGACTTTTAGTTTTAGGCTTTCGAACCAGAAGTCCACTATTTTTCCGGCCTGCTTCTCGCCCTCGAGGTACATCGCGTATGCTGACTCGGTTCGATTAAGCTCTCCCTTCTTCATCCGGCCTTTCGCTCTGAGAGCCGTGAGGCCGTAGTTCTTGTGCTGCGTCTTAAAAAACATCCCTCAGGCCTCCTCCATCTCCACATAACCGGGTTCGAGATACTTGAGTGCGCTCTTCGGCAGATCGCTGCCCGCTGCCTGCAGTCGCAGAGCCCACGACTGAAGCTCCCCACATTTCATCGGGCAGGGCATCGCTTGGCTTCGGCAGGTGAGCCTCAAGGTAAAGCCTCGACCGGACTTTGCCCGTGATGGATCTGAGGAAGGCAGGATCCCCGAGCTTCTCCCCGTACTGAGTCTCGAGGTAGCGCCGCTTTATCCCAGAAAGCGGACGACCCGCGGCAATCGCGGTGATCCCCTCCCACTCCCAAAAGTCTTTCGGGCGCGCCCCCAGATCCCTGATGGCCTTAAGGCTGTGGTCGACAGCCCGGGCAATGGCAGGATCCGCAGGGCGCACTTCAGCGACAGAAATTTCACTGGCGCTGGCCTGGTGGGTCTTTTTCTCCAGAGCGCGTTCTCGGATTTCCCGGGCAGTCTTCACGATGTCGGCCGGTGCCGGCATTTTGCTGTGCCTCTTTGGCCAGTCGGTAAGCGCAGAGATAGCCGCCCATGCGGGGACTTCGTCTTCAAGGCAAGAAAGCCAAAGAAGCAGTGCCTTTTCTGATGGGGGTCTTCTGTCCAGAAGATCGGCCAGCCCCAAAAGCTGCTCACTGATTTTTTTGACGTCGGAGCCTTCGTACTTGAAGCCTGTCATTTTTCAGTTTCCTTCCTGTTGTCAGTCAGCCCCAGAGCTTTGATGACAAAATCGACCTTCCTGTCATTGCTGGAGCGAGAATCGAATTCAGCCTGATAGTCCTTAACCGCCTGCCACTCGGCGTTGATAGAAATCCATCCCTTGGTCGCACAAAGCTCTACCGCCTGCTGGATGCTCAGCTCGGATCTGAGGACCTGCGCTTTAAAGTGCTTCCACGCGGTTTCAGTGAGCGGTGAGTGCTTTGCCTTGCGTACCGTCATCCAGTCTCTGAAAGCGGACTCGGTGAGCTCGACACCGAGCTCCGGAGGTTTGAATGCCTGATGAGTTCTGGTTTTCTCTTTCGACGCATCCGGTATCTCGGAGAGCGAGAAGAGGTGTGTCTGTGCCTCCCGCTTCGCCGCAGGCGAGGGGGGAGGAAACTCTTCCTGATTAACTTCCTTATTAATTCCCTTATTACTTCCTTGTTCGGGGTAAAGTTCTTTACCCCCTCCCCCTAAACTTTTATACGGGGTCCCCCTAAAGTTCTTTACCCCCTCCCCTTCAAGTTCTTTACCCCCTTCAAGTTCTTTACCCCCTTCAAAGGCGGTTATTTTGTCGAGGTGTATAGAGAAGAAGCGTTTAGCCCCGGGGGACTGGCTCTGAGAGATGTATCCAAGATCGGTAAGCCTCTTAAGCGCTTTTCGCACTACGAGAGGAGAGCGCCTAGCAAGACGAGAAATCGTCTCCGTAGACGGGAAGCAATCCCCCGTCTGCTCGTTCAAGCAGTGGGCAAGCGCGACCAACACGGCTACTTCAGTACCGTTAGTGAGGTCGCTATTAAGAATTTGGGAGACGCACTCAAAGCTCATGAGAGCCCTCACTTAGCCGCAATCTTTGCGACTTTCGAAAGGTAAATCTCAGGGCGGTCGAAAATATCGGGGCGGATTTCCCACGGGGCGATCCCCGAAGCCTCAGCAAACTGCCAGACTCGGTTCTCAGGGACTTGTCCCCTACGTCTCCATCCAGAAAAAACCTGAGGGGTCACGGGGGCGCTATCAGGTACTCTGCTCATGCGACGGCAGAGTTCGGCGAGAGACCCCGCCCCTTCAATTGCTCGCGTAAACGTATCCATTAAATTCTCCATTTTTAATGTACACCAAAAGTATACGCTTTATTTTGTTTAATGTGAACTTTGCGTTAATCTTTATCCGCCAAAACGGGAGAATTTAAATGACCGCCTCATCTCTTATGAATCGCGTTCGAGCGCTGCTTGATGAAAAGGGCTTATCGCAAGCGTCTTTCGCCAGAAAAATAGATGTCAGCCCTCAAGCACTTTCGGCTTGGTTGTCTGGCAGGAACCGCCCCGGGGTTGATGAAGTAGAGCGAATGTGCGCGGCTCTTCAGGTTTCCCCTTCTTGGTTAATAACGGGGAGAGTGGACGACCCGGCTCATCAATCATTGGTATCAGCGGACTGGGTAAGTATCCCTTTAATGGACGTAAAAGCCTCCTGCGGCAACGGGAGAGAGCTATCAAATACAGCCGTTGTCCAGATGATTCAAGTAAATCGACCGTGGGTGTCCCGACATTGCGGAGATGCAAACCCTAGGGCACTAAACATCATCGGTGTAAGCGGAGACTCCATGAGCCCCACTCTTGAAGACGGGGACTTTGTGATCCTTGACACAAGCGTTAACTCCGTCTATACGGATTCGATTTTTGCTTTTATTTTCAGTGACGAGCTTTTTATAAAACGGATACAGCGAGTTGGCAAAAGCCTAAACATCATCAGTGACAATCATCTTTACCAGACATACACGCTTTCGCCGCCAGACATCGAAAGTGGATTCAAAATTTTAGGGAGGGTCGTCACGACCTGTCTTGTTAGAAAAATCTAAAAACAACAGTTAAAACACTAGCCTCGCACTTGCGAGGCTTTTTTATGCTTCGTTTACATATAGGGGTTATCACTATAAACGTATCGTTTGATTATCGTTAACGGTAAGCGTATATTTTGAGTTGCTGAAAGAAACTAAAAGTTTACAAAGGAGCCCTCATGTACACCTACCGAATCAGCATCACCTCCGATATCGCGGATATCAATGGCAAGCCCGCCGCCGAGTGCGAGCTGATCGATTAACAGGAGACAGACATGAAAGACAACGTCATCTTGGGTACAGCCCTGTTCCTCGCACTCATCGGCGCGGCAACGGTGCTCGGCTGGATGTACTGGGCAATCTGCGCAATTGCGGAGGTGCCGTGATGCGAGGAGCCGGGAAACACTTCTACGCCGCGCTCTGCCAATTCCCGTTCTCTGCCGCCGAGGCGAGTCTCTGGGTTGGGGTCGATTTCCTCACCTGGCATGACTACTACGACACGGAGGAAGAGGCGCAGGTCGCGGTCGACAAACTCAACCTCCGCTGTAACCGTGAGTGGATGGAAAAGCACGGCGAGCTTCTCCCAGTGGCTCACCCTCACTTCTACGTCTCCTCACTCCCGTTCTGAATTTCTGAAGAAAAGAAAAGGCTCACAAAAATGACTGCTGCTATTCAAACGATTTCTCTTGAAGGTCTTACCCGCGCCGACTGGTTGAAACTCCGCCGCCGCGGTATCGGCGGGTCGGATGTCGCCGCGATCCTGGGGCTGAGCAAGTGGCGCACGCCCCTTGAGGTATGGCAGGACAAGACCGCCACGGCCCCGGTCGAAGACCGCGAGCCTTCACAGGCTGCGCACTTCGGCACCGTGCTCGAGGAGACGGTTGCTCAGGAATTCGCCAGCCGCACCGGCTACCGCATCAAGACTGCGCCCGGGATGCTCCAAACCGACGACCGCCCGTGGGAGTGCGCCAACGTTGACCGTCTTATCTACAACCAGGGCGACACGCTGCCCGACCTGCCCCCGGCCGCTCTGCTCGAGTGCAAGACAGCCCGTACCGCTGACGGCTGGGGCCCGAGCCAGGAAGAGGAGATCGTCGCCGGTGGCGATCCCGAAGGCCACGAGATCCCCGTCTACTACGAGACGCAGGTGCAGTGGTATCTCGGCATTACCGGCCTGCCAATCGCGTATGTGGCAGTGCTCATCGCGGGGCAGGATTTCCGGGTCTACTCGGTTCCCCGCAACGACGAAGTGATCGCAACCCTGCGCGAGCGCATGGAGGAGTTCTGGAAAGTCCACGTCATCGGGAAGGTGCCGCCCGAGGCCGCGACCCCGAGCGATGTTCGCGCCCTCTACGCCGACGACAGCGGGGAACTCGAAGAGGCTACCAACGACGAGGCCGCACTCATCGGCGAGCTCCAGACGCTGCGCGGCAGGATCGCGGAGCTCGAGAGCCAGGAGAAGGCGCTTGCCTCAAAGCTCATCGTGGCAATCGGCCCCCGCGCCGGCCTGACCATTGCCGGGAAGAAGGCCGCCACCTACAAGACCCAGACCTCACGAAGGCTCGACTCATCGCGGCTCAAGGCCAACGAGCCCGAGCTTTATCAGGACTATCTCGCAGAGAAGAAGACGCGCGTCCTGCGCCTCGCTGCGTGAACGAACAACCTCAACGAATCTAGGAGCAAAACATGAACACAACGGACAAACTCGCAACCGCCCTCGGGCAGGCCCCGGCCCCCGTCAAGGCCCCCGCCCGCGTCGCCAGCAAGAACCCGATCATCAACATGCTCGTAAGCGACCGCTTCAAGAAGCAGATGGCGCTCGCCCTGCCGAAGTCGCTCACGGCTGACCGCCTCACCCGCATTGTCCTGACCGAGTTCCGGAAGACCCCGGCCCTGCTGAGCTGCGACCGAGAGAGCCTTTTCGGCGCAGTTCTCCAGTGCGCCGCGCTGGGCCTCGAACCCGGCTCCGCTCTTGGTCACTGCTACCTGCTGCCGTACGGAAAGACCTGCCAGCTCATCATCGGCTATCGCGGCATGATCGACCTGGCGCGTCGATCCGGCCAAATCCTGAGCCTGTGCGCGTACTGCGTCCACGAGGCTGACGAGTTTCACTATGAGCTTGGGCTGCACCCGGACGTGCGGCACATCCCGGCCGCCACCGCGGTCCGCGGCCCCGTGACCTATGTCTATGCCGTCGCCGCCCTCAAGGGCGGTGGCGTTCAGTTCGAAGTGCTCAGCCGCGCAGAGATCGAGGCCGTGAGGAAGAGCAGCAGCGCCGGAAGACACGGCCCCTGGGTTGATCACTGGGAGGAGATGGCCAAGAAGACCGTGATCCGCCGCCTGTTCAAGTATCTGCCCGTGAGCATCGAAGCCGCCCGCGCGACCGAGATCGACGAGAAGGCCGACCGAGGCGAAGCCGTCACCGAGCAGGACTGGATCGACAGCAACTTCGTAGAGACCGGAGAAGAAGCCGCGCCCGTGATCGAGCAGGCCCCGGTCGAGGCCCCCGCCCCTGAAGCCGCAGCCGAGTCCCCGGCTCCGGCCGCCGGAAACTGACACCCTATTCAACGAGAGAAAACTATGGCATCAGTCAATAAAGTTGTTTTGCTAGGCCGCCTTGGCCGGGATCCCGAGACGCGCTATGCGTCGGATGGAGGCACGCCAATATGCCATCTGGCCGTCGCCACCTCCCGTCGCTACAAGGACCGAAACGGAGAGCGTCAGGAGGAAACAGAGTGGCACATCGTTGTCCTCTTCGGCCGGGCGGCTGAAATCGCGCAGCAGTACTTCCTGAAGGGAAGCGAAGTCTATATAGAAGGCCGCCTGCGCACCCGCAGCTATGAAAAGGACGGCATCGAGCGGTATGTGACAGAGATTGTCTGTGAGTCTCTGCAGCTTGGCGCCAGACCGGCATCCGGCGCTACGGAAGCGGCAGATAGTCGCCCAGCGACTGAGTACCGTCGCCCGACGAACGTGAATCGTCCGGGGCCGGCCGCTCCTACTGGTGACCTTCCTAACGATGACATCGAATTCTGAAGAGGGGATCAGTGATGACCGAATTCGAAGCAAAGACGATTCTTTCCCCGCTTCTGATGATCTATCGCCTGCGGGGGCAGTTCAGGAAGAGCGAGCGCACTTTCCTGACGAAGTCCCTGGAGGAAGTAATCAGAAACTCTCATCCGATCGACTTCTTTATCCAAGACGACGTACTCACCGCCAATCTTGAGAGCCGTTTGGAATGTGCGCATTTCCTCTTAAAGAACGCCCTGAGCGAGTACGTGGAGACTGGTGTCGCGGTCTGGTCTGATGTCGCATCCGCCATTGATCAGCTGGTCCCGCTTGTGCAGGAGATCGACGCGGCTCACAACTTTCAGATGAGGTAAGCCATGGCAGAAGACAAGATCAATCATCCGAGTCACTACAAAGGATTCAAAGTCGAAGCGTGGGACTGTATCCGGACTTTCGACTTCTTCACCGGGAATGTCGTGAAGTACCTCATGCGCGCCCCATATAAGGGAAATGCAGTTGATGACCTGAAAAAGGCGCGCTGGTATCTGATATGGCTCCTGGAGCATAACTACCCGATAGGCTCGCGCGATCTTTACCATAAGGAATACAGAATGACTTGTGAAAACGCTAATGCGATCAGCGGTCCTGGAGCCAAAGAAATCTCAAAAGCAATCAAGCTTTTTGTGTCCGGATATGGGGAGGAAGCTTTGGCCGCTATAGATAAAGCAATAGATGAACAGGAGAGCGAGAAATGAGGAAGCGTGGCAGAACAATCCCCCCGCTGGGGTTACTGATGGTGGATGTGAAAGAAGCCGCGGCCATGCTCTCGATTGGGGAAAGCACCGTGTGGAAAAAGGTGAAGGAAGATCCCTCGTTCCCTCAGCCCGTGCGCCTCAGCCCAAAGTGCACGAGGTTCAAGGTAGACGATATCAGGAAGTGGGTGAAATCCGTCGGTACGGGAGTCTCAGCGTGAGTTTCCCTTGATGCCGAGAGATTAAAGAGTGGCGTGCAGATGGAGGATAAGAAGAAGCAGACTTCCCAACCCAATAAAAAATATCCAACTGCCCCAGAAACAAATCGCCCAGAGGTGTTTAACCATAGTAACGGCAGTTAGGGCTCTTTCTTCAGTCGGCTTAAATTCAGATGCCCGGACATAATCCGCAAGAGCCCCATTAATCTTCGTCTGTAGCCAATCCTCTTCGCGTATTTTTTGCATTGCGATCCCTCCAGGAGTCTGTGCTGACCATTTTAACAAAGTGGATTCGTTGGAATGGAATATGCTATATTTTCCCTGTCCGGATTCCGGACGCGGGATTGGCGTCCCGACTGTTAGGCGCATAGCTGCCTCATGCGGCTTTTCTTATGCGCGCAGGTCACCTTTTATGGGTGGGCTTGCAGGCTCCCTTTGGGAGGCCGGCTCCTAACACCGGTACGCCAACCTGCAAGGCCTGCCCGCCACACTTGGCGTAGTGGTGGCAGGGATTTAATTCCCTTGTTAGGAGACATGCTTATGTCTAATCTCTCTGTGTTCTCATTTGAGAAATCCCCCGTAAGAACTATCCTCGTTTCGGGTGCCCCGTGGTTTTCGTCTGCCGATGTCGGCAAGATTCTTCAACTCTCGAATATCCGTGCTTCTGTTGCGCTTTTGGATGATGACGAAAAGGGTGTAAATACAATTGACACCCCCGGCGGGAAGCAAGAAATTTCAATCGTTTCTGAGTCTGGTCTTTATGCTTTGATTTTCAAAAGCCGCCGTCCAGAAGCCAAGAAGTTTCGCCGCTGGGTGACAAGTGAAGTGCTCCCCGCTATCCGCAAGACCGGGAGCTACTCAGCAGCCACCCTCACCCCCGCGGAGCAGCTTCAGATCCGCAAGGCAATCTCGGCGCGCGCAAAGAAGAGCGCTGTCGCTTACCAGACGATCTATCACGCGCTCTATGCCCACTTTCAGGTCGCAAAGTATGACCAGATCCGAAGCGAGGACCTTCAGACCGCGCTCGACTTCATCGCGACCTGCGAGGTAAAGCTCCCCGCGCTCGAAGATAAAAACAGCATCACGCTCTCAAGAGACGAGATGGGACGTATCAGAACCCTCGTCTACTACAAAAAATATCTCTTCCGCAGGGAGCTTGACCTTGTCTATCAGCTCCTCGTTGCAGTCCAGTCTCCAGAGGCGCCGCGCTTCTACGAAATGATGAACGAGGAAAACATGAATGAGGTCGAAAAGATCCTCGACCACCACGGCATGGCTGTAAAGGATTTGCCGTGCTATAGGTACCTGGTGGCGGAACACTAAGCGCATCAAAACCACAGCCCTCTTACCCGCCAGAAGAGGGCCTACGGGCTTCAAGGATAAGGTTATGAGAGTGTGAAAATCGGTTTTGGGGTTGAATTGGCAAAAAGATAAAGCAGCCCCTTCCATTTAACCCCAAACTGATTGCATACATCAGGAATCTTAGGATGCTTCTTAGAATCGGGCCTAGGGAGTTCGTGCGTTATGACCATATCCCCGCTGGTCATTGCGTAAGCAATTAAGCTCCCATCTGCCTTCTGTAAAAAATCATTCATATGTGTGAACCCTTTGTCATTAAGAAAGTTCACGATCTTCTTATGGTTTATTATGTAATTTTTTGCCTTTTCTTCTTTAATTACATATTGCTTTCTGCTCTTTATCCAATTCGATACCTCATCGTCTCCTCCAGATACCTCTTTATAGACCGACGAAAGAAGAAGAAACTGCCCCGTTTTAAATCCAGAATCAAGCCATTCCCAAAACCCGGGGAAATAAGTAAATGGGTAGTCTTTATTCTTGGCTTGGAGGAAAATGTTGGTGTCAAGGATAAAAGCCATTTTTATGCTCCAGTAAAGGCAATTTCTTTTGCATATTTATCGATGGATTTTGGCTTTATCCCCGATAATTGCCACATATCGCGATAAAGAATAGCCCCAGACTTAACAGAACTTATCAGGGCTCGAGAAAAATTCCGCCCCAATGCCGCACCTCTGGACTTGTAATAGTCAGCGGATCCACTTGCTTTCGGCTGCATCCGCCCCTGCTCCTTTATCTGGCTTAACGCCGTCCGATACTGTGCCTCAGAAATTCTCCTCAGCACCCTCGCCCTAGTCAGCACTGCCCACGAGCTGACTTTTAACTTCCGAGACAACTGATCAATCTTTCTAATCAGATCATCTTCCTGAATCCTTTTAAACTCATTTTCATCAGGGAGTTCAGACTTGGGAATTAAGACAGCGCCAGCAACATGGTTGGCAAAACTCTCTTTACCTGTAACGAAACGGTCACCTCCAGACACCCCGGAGTCATTCTTGCCTATATGGACAAGTTCATGCACCAAAGAAAAGGCCTGTCCCGCGAGAGCGTCTTTGCTATTTATGAAAATAAAGGGCGCGTAATCGTCAGACAAAGCGAATCCACGAAACTCATTAGGATCAAGCGGTCTTCTTGTATTTACACGAACAATCCCGCTACGCATTACACATATACCCAGCGCTTCTATTTTTCTAGTAAGTGCCGAAATAAACGCGCCACGACTATTCGCTTCTTTTCTCAGATCAGCAATAGAAAGTGTCTCAGAGATAAACTTGGCAGCTTCCTCCGGGTCGTCATAATTGAGAAGGCTCCCAACAAAACCATTGGGTTCACTGAAACCGTTTTTTAGATAGTCCCGGTACCAGTCCTGGCATTCTGTAACGTAATCAATAGTGTCCCTTAGATCGGGACTTGCTTCCACCAAACGCTTCCCTTCAACCGTTCTAAAGTCCGGGATTTGTATGGTGTCTGCTGGGGGGGTATCCAAAAGCAACATCGGGAAAGCAATAAAGGCCCTTTCCGCAAGCCTTTTTGCCTGCGAGATGCTGGGGGCAACCTCCCCGCTCTTCCATTTCCCTATCGTCCCCTCTTTAACCTTGATTTTCTTCTCAAGGTCTTTTTCACCTAGCTTTGTACGAGAAATCGCCCAAGATAGGGTCTGAGGGAAAAAGATTTTTTTAACATTTTCCATATCAGGCCTCCATACCCGATTATGCTCTTGCTTGCCCCGCTCCGCCAAAGCCCCTCTGTTAGACCTGTTTTTAATCCAATCGTTTAGCTAAATCTCCGGCACTTGAACGGTTATACCGCTGGAGCTTAAAGCGCTGCCAGTTTATCCGACATGAACCAATGACATGCAGAATTTCCCCCAGGCATCGTAGACCTCACGCATATCACCCAGAGCCTGCTCCCGATCGTACGCGCACTGGTAGGACTCGTTGCGGTGATCCAAGCAGCTTTCTCTCAGATCGCGCGAAAACGGCTTGTGGGAGTATCCCTTGGCATCCTTGGCCCAAGTATTGAAAGTTGCCCGCGCGAGCCCGTGGAGGGTCACTATACGGGGTTTGCCGGTCTTCGCATGGAACTGATCGGGGTCTACCCAGCCAATCCCGTCAATTCTTTTCTGTTTGTCGTGCATGCACTTAATCAGCGCCCGGACAGAATCACGGGAAAAAGGAGAATTTCTCCCCTTGTTCACATTGGGGAAAATATAGGAATCTGGAGACCTCCCTACCCGTGGGGCTGATTCCAGCAGCTGAACGGCTTCTGGGCAAAGCGGTGTTTTGCGGTCAAAGGGAATCTTTTCGCTCTTCACCTTCATGCGGGCACGAGGAATAACGTGCAGCCACCTCCCATCATCATCCTGCTGGATTTCCCCCCATGTTGCTTCACGCGCTGTTGTGTTGCGCGCTGAAGTAAGGATCGCGAATGCAAGACAGCGGGCCGTCTGACTAACCGGGACAAGCTGCATAAGTGCCTTAAAGAAAGCCGGCATACGTTTCGGCGGCAGTGCCGGCTCGTGCCCGCCTTCCGGTCGATTTAGTGGCAGCAAATCCCCTAAACGCCCGTCCACCACCTGGCACGGGTTAACCATCGGCGGGATCATCTCCGAGCGTATTGCCCAATCAATCGCTCTTTTAGCGTCGCTAAGGATCCTTTCGGGCGTGTCAATCATGGTTCCCCACTTTTCCCCCAGGGCATCACAGAACATCTGAGGTTTCAGGTCTACAACCGGACAGTCTCTGATTTCTTTAGGGATGTGATTCCTGAAAAAGCCATCCCAAACCAGATCGCGGGATTTTTCAGCGTTTTTCCACCTCCCCCTCTTTGTGTTGAACTCAATCCACTTCCAGATAAGTTTTTCAAAGGTTAGTGCGTCCTCCTCTTTTTGAGGTGCCGGGGAGGGGCGTAGCGCGTCTCTGGACGCTTTCTCCTGCTCAGATGGGTCAATCCCTTCCGCTATCAGTTTCCTCCATCTGAGCCCCTTCTCGAAGGCCTCAGCGAGTGACATTTCGGGATACTTCCCGAGAGTAAAGACCCGCTTCAAACCACGATCCCGAAGCAGGAAATAACGGGCATATGTCCCGTCCTTGAGCTTCCTGACTCCAACATAAAGCCCGGGGACAATCCCGCATGAAGCGTCAGCCGTCAGGGCTTTCAAACGCTTGTCAGTCATCCTGTTTGCCACGCGCAT